CCGGTATACCCGGAAGCCTTGTCTCCCTCATGGTACGGAAATTACTTGGACTGGCTGTCCTTGTAAGAACCTGCCGTGAAAGAGGATACACGATTACTGCGGAGGGCGTTTTGGGCGCACTCCGGGCTTGGGGTATCAATCCCAATTCCCGGGGAACCCAGACGGTGTTAGCCGCCGTGTTTGGACCTTATGGACCAATCCCGGTTCGTCCGACCCTTGCGTGCTTACTAGTCCTGCGAAAGCCTTCCCTAGCCAGGTGGCTGGAGCGGGCGTGGCTCGCTTCAAGACTTGATAAGGTAGCGCTACCGGTAACAGACTACCCAGGTGCAAACCTCTCACTATGTGAGAGATGCTCCCAGGTGGAGGGATTGGCTGCGCACATAGTGCGCCATTGGCTAATCCGGTCCGTGGCGGTCTCTCGCGAGACCGCCGCGAGCTGGGCCCAGATCTTAACTGGTAGCTTGGAAATGCTCGTGAAACGGCAGATCCAATACCAGGCTCTCGCTTACTTGGGGATCCTAGAAGGATCGCCCCCAGACGCGGGAACCGCGTTTGGTGCCAAACCTCTTCGAGGTAAGGCCGAACAAGTAAGTAGCAACGACAGAATTCTGGAAGACCATCCAGAAATCATGTCGTGGCTAAATCTTTGGGTGAGAGACCTTGCAGAATCTCACCCAATGACTGAGAGGGCCATCATCCCTGAGGAACCCGAGGGTGGGTTCCTTGAGGAGATGGACTTGTACGATCTGGATAAGCCCGTGATAGGCAAGGCCTTCCTTCCGCATGCACAGTCCTGGGGGATTGCTCCCCCAGGGGACCTGAAACTCCTCGTTGGGGAGCACAGGGCTGCAGCCTGGGAGTGCGAGCGATGAGAACCATCGACTCCACACTTGGTCTTGCCTACTCTTGGACTGAGGAGGGGTCCATCGAGATGATTCTTGATGGACTTCTGGTGGAGATCCACAAATTGTGGGTCCCGGCAGAACCTCCCTTAGATCCTGACGCAAAGCCAGAGGCGGTGTGAACTCCGCATGGCCTGGTCTAGGGACCCAAGGCAGGCCTCGAGCGCCAAAAGTGATACGCTCGCATACCCTGCTTCCCTACGACCGCGGTCAACGGCCGGGTACCACGCACGTATGCCACCCCTATCTACTGTAGACAGAGGGGCCTACCCGCGCAGACCCTAATAGGGCGCGGGGCCCACTGGAAGTTTCGGTTTCCTCACGGAAACCGGGGCAATGGTCTCTCGTGGTCTGAGAGATCACTCCACCCAGTGGGTCATTTCCTTGTGGGGAAACGAC